TCTACATATCTGGTTTATAGAATTAGGGCTACCGTCCCAATTACTATATCTTCTTTTTAACTCTCTTATCTTATCCCCTGCAAAAGACAGTGGCTTGTTATAGCCGGGAATAAAAAATATGTATAAATCTTTATCAGATTGGTATACATAGCTTTTATCATACTCTAAATCTCCAGAAGTAGGCTGAAGCTTTTTCTCTTCTGCCTGACTTTCTCGAAACTTATTTATATGCCTTCTTACCGTATTAAACGATACGGCTATATCAGTCTCTTCTAAAATTTTTGCTGCTAAACTTCTTACTGAAGTGTCAGGGTTTTCTAAACAATACTGACTTACTACTAAATTTATATCCATACTTAGGTATTTTATACCTCCTAATATAAGTATTTTTTCTAACTACCTAATTGTGTGGATATTAATTCCGATCAATGTAAGTAAGTCGGGCTCTTATGTAAACGAGTTTTTTCTCTAACTCTTGCGTACACAAGTCATAGTTAAGTCGCTTTACAAGCTTTTTACCTAACGTAAGTGCTTCTGCTTCGAGATCTATTTGCTCGGCAGCAGTAGTAGTATAGTTTTTCTTTTTATAAACCTTAGCCATTAACAGTCGCAATCACAGTTACAAAAATCGCCTTCACATAAATGTTCTAAAGCAGTTAGCTTATCACTTAAGTCTGCCCAAGCTGCATATTTAAAATCTAATTTAGCACCCTCTTTAACTGCTAGTAGCTTTTCAACCAGTCGTTTCATTTCGCTACCGTTACAAGAGTCACAGCACGTCTTAAACATATAACCGTCTATCTTAGTATAAAGACAGTCATCTATAGTTGTAAAAAGTAAAAAGTCTTTATTTAGAGAGTCTGAAGCTGAAGTATACACTACATTATATTTTCCAGGTGGGAACTTTGCCCAAGGAAGTTCAGTAAGAGTGTCAGTTCCTTTTTCAAGGACTACGTCAGGAGAAGCATTTAATTCTGTTATTGTAAAATCAATAACAGCTCCAGGATCAGATGGATCAAAATCCGCTAAAGCCGCAAGATCATTAATAGTAATCTCTACAGTATCTGGAGCAGTAATAACCAACGTCGCAGAAGCATCCGCAGGATCTGGATACGGAGCTGTAAATTTTACAGTAGTAGAAGGATTAATATCAAAAGTGAAAAATGCAGCCATGATTTTATTTTAGATTAAGAATTAAGGGAAGGCATAGTGCCTTCCCTTTATATTCTAAATGTCTTACGCAGTCCAAGTAGCAAGCTCAGTTGCCAAAGGTGCACTACCACCATTGTCAATGGCGCCATCTGAACTATCTATAGCAAAGATCAATTTAATCAATTCACCTTTTTGAGCAGACATACCGTCTTTAGCGCTAGCAGTAGGTACAGCTTCTACAACTACGATATCGTAATTTGTAGTAGCAACTACTGGAGAAACAGGACGCTTAACTGGGAAACCTACACGGTTAGTAATACCGTCGTAACCAGCGTAACGATCGTAGATAGCAGTTACATCAGCAGCTTCACCTGTAGAAGGCTCCATTGCAGTACCGTAAGCAATAACAGCTTTATCAGCTGCAGCTAAACGGAAAGAACTGTTGATAGGAGCTGTTACAGTAACAACCTGACCAGAAGCTGAAGCAGCAAACCCGTAAAACTCGCTAGAAGATTTAGCAAATTCTGCAGTCATAAGAGCTACGATAGCTGCAGCATCTGCACCTTCGAAAGTCTTCATAGGAAGATTCATAGTACCCAAAGTAGTATTAATTACTTTGATGTACTCAGTAACGGTTACAGCTGCTAAATCTACTGTAGATGATTGAGCAGTACCTGCATCGTAATCATAAGAAGTTACACGCAATACTTCAACAGCATCTAAATCTACAGAACGTTTGCCGTTTGCAATAAAATTAACTTCATTGTTACCAGCAGCTAAACTAGTGTATGCAGCATCTGCTGCGCCCGCGATACCAACTTTCAAGTCGGCGGCGGCATTAATAACAAAAACTTGTGTTGCCATTTTAAAAATAAATTATAGAATTATTAAATATCTAATTAGTCTGATTGCGACTCTTCAATACTGTTGCCTTGATAACGAGGCGATTCTATAACTTCTAAAACGTGCTTGATTGTCATATCCACTATTTCGTGGTGGGTATGCTCTGCTAATTCGCAATCTTGACTCGAAGATAAGTCAATTATCTCGGGCTTCCGAATGTAATCTAACTCTACACCTTTTAATATAAACTTTTCGTTCTGAAAGACTGTAAAATCTTCAGAGGTAATTGTTGCTACTGGTGTAGTAGGTAAAGATTTTGCAAACGGATTCCGAAGCATTTCATAAACCTTATCTTGCTCCACTACTCTTGCGGGCACCTTCTTGATGACCGTACTATCGCAATGAGAGGGAGTTAATCTGACTCGTAGATTAATAAGGTATTGATAGTCTACCGGTAGATCATAGCGTTGAAATTCAACGGTGCTATCACCTACATTAACATCTACAAAGTCAATCTCAATAATGCTGCGTACATCATCAAGACGTTTTTGATTTAAAGAGAAGCCTAACCTTTTTGGATCTGATGTTTTAAACACTCTATCTTTTATAAAGCGTTCTTGCATTTTGTTTAAGAAGAAGTCTATTTCTTCCGGCAAAAAGGTGTCGTAGACAAAGGACCCCACTTTCTGGAGTCCCTGGTCTACAGCATAATGCATCTCTTGTACGGTCATTATTCAGCGTATTGTTGTACCCTTGCTTTAAGGGTGGTGAGAGTCGAACTATTTTTCTTGTCCTTCAAGAATAGTATAGCTTCTTCCATAGTATCACCAAGCTTTTCATCACCTAACAACAGAGAGTTTCCAATTTTACGTATTACCTCAAGTGTAATACATTTTTCTATAAATGATTGTAACTCTAAGTTTTTACTTGTTGCAATCTCATAGAAGTTAAGAGGATTCTCTTCTACCATTTGCTCCAAGAAAAGTTCTTTAGACTTAGGATCCATCTTATCTGGATTTTCTAAATGCAGACGGATAACCATATCCATCTTCTTCTCGTTGTCAGTAAGCTTGATAAATTCTTTGTAGGCTTTTTTTCTGTACTCTAGTTCATTGAAGTCTTCTTCAAGTTCTAAAGCTTCATCAAATACATAGTACTTAAAAGCACGGTTTGACGATATTGACGCCTCATCTCCTGCGACATGAGGATGCGTAATCGCAAACTTGTATTTAACATAATCCATCACGTTTAGAGGATCACCACTCTCATCTGCGCCAGCTTCTAACTGTACGCCTTCGAGAGGTACCTCAATAGTCATATTCCGAAAATAACGTTTTGCTTCTCTGCCAAATGCGGGGTCATTTGGATCCACACCTAAAATGTATGGTAAAAACTTCTTTTGCTCTGAAAAGGTCAGACCTGTATAAATATCGCCAGTCTTAGTAAACACGCTACCTATGCGTCGTTTGCTCTCTGCGTATACGTGATCAGGAAGGTTAGTAGTATTCTCTCTACGCTTAATTGTAATTATTCTAGATGCCATCTTCTGGGGTTTTACTGTAAATTAAAAATGGAGTTTCGGGGGAGCGCCTAAGCTAACTCCCCCTAAACCCCTAATTGTTATGAACGTACACACTCTAAGTGTAAACAGTTTGTTGCACGACGAATGCTGATACCTGACTCCTTCATGAAGTGTACAGAAGCACCATCAACGTCATTAGCACGCAATGCGTTACCAGAGAATCCTGGAGGCACAGAAGCACCTGCAACAGCCCAGCGAACTAGCTCACGTCCCTTACGGGTTACCATAGCTACGTTTTGCTCACCATCGTAAGAGCTCATATCCAAGAAGATCATACGGTATGATTCCATTGGTAGACCTGTTACTGGGTGTTTGTCAGAGTTCAATGCACGGGCACCGTGATCAAACAAAGGCAAGTGACGTACAGTAATTACGTGACCATCGATGTGCTTGTAGCTAGTGAAGAATCCACCTAACTGCAAGTTAGCACCAGAGCCTGTAATGAAGCTAGAAGGATCAGTGTTCTTGATGTAAGAACCGCTAGATACTTCGTCTTTCATTGCTTTGTCAAACTCTTCTAGACCACCCAAACCTGTGAACAATACGATGTTCATTTGAGCAGCGTCAGAAGCGCCATAGAGAGCGTCACGAACAACGTTCTTCAACTTAGTAGCAGTCAACTCAGAATAAGTATCTACGTTTGGAATCTGCTCGATAACACCAGAACCCAATGGAATTGGTTTGCCGTTGTCATCTTTCAAGTGAATTACACCGTCGGTGTCGCGGTTGTACTTAGAGTACCAAAGAGAGTATTCAGTCTCTTCTTTCCAGCGTAGCATGTGCTGGTACTCTTCGAAATCATACCACAATTTAGTAGTACGACCACCTACGTTAAGCTCTACATTAACCACACGGTCAGGCATGTTACCTTCGTAACGGTATGACTTACGGATTAATGAGATCTGGTTACGCATTTTAGAAGGCGCTACCCAGTTGCTTTCGTTACCACGTGATCCAGAGAATGCAGTAGGTGCAAACAATTGTACGAATTGCTTACCTGCAACGTCAGCAGTGGTTACAGCTTCAGAAGAGTCAGAAGTGACTAACTGAACAGTGTATTGCCATCCGCTTTGAACCTCAATTGGGTCCTCCATTACACGCATTTGAACACCCGCAGGGTTTTCAATGATGTATTGCTTTACGAACCAACGCTCAGCAAATGTTATTTTAAAACGAGAGTGAGATACACCAGTACCTGCATCTAGAGATACTGCTACTACACTCTTGTTTAGACGACCCATTACTGGGTAATCGTACTCAATGTCATTAATGTACTTGACATTGTTCATACCTTCCGTTAAGAAAGATAAAGGGAAACGCTTGTCTTCCTGACCCGCTAGGTGGGTCAATACTGGAGACAATTTATCAGGCTCAGTCAACAAAGCATTTGCCAACGAGTTTTCGTCGGTCATACCCTCTGCATTGAAAGTATCCTGATACAGGCGTAATTTTTTCAAATTATCAGCTGCCATGATCTTTTAAGTATTAAAAATTAAAAATTAAAGTAAGTCTTTTAAATCCGGTAGTTTAATTGCTTTAGTGTAACCGGGTTTGCTACTTTTCATTCTGCTGCTACTAGACGTTCCTTTCGATAGTTTACTACGCAAGGAACGTGCCTTCTGTGTTGTATTGTTGTTAGATATCAGTTTTGATAAATCAAAACCTTTATACACGATGTATTCAAGTGCTAAAAGTGTTTCTTGATCTAGCTGCTCACGGTCAACTGCTCTTTGAGAGTTACCTTTTTGATCAATGGGTGTTGCCATCCATTCGAAGAAACGCTTTTTATCTCGTTCTGGTACAGTGAGTCCTTTTAACTCTCCAGTCTGAACAAGACCATTAATCTCATTCCACATCTGCTCATTCTGTTGAGCTTGTTGCTGAGCTTGTTGTTGCTGCTGTTCGATAAGTGTTTTCTTGTCGCGAATCTGTTTGTCTTGTAGACGAGTCAATGCTTTTTTAGCATGACGCTCTAATATACCAGCGTCTTCGTAATCTTCTAAAGTTTCCTGTACTTCTGAAAGATCAAATCCCTGAGTCTCTAAGAATGCCCCTACAATTTGCTTTTGAGTCATCACATCGCCTTCCTTGACTTCCATAGCTGCAAAATCGCGCTCAGGCGTAGCAGTCTGGAAATATCGTTTAGCGTCTCCTCCGTTTGCTCTATAGTTTAGATACTCTTGAACGTCTGGGAATGCGTTAAACACATTCTGCATTTGCTCTTGAGCAATCTTTTCTGCGTTTGCTTTAGTAAAGTTTAACAAGCCGTCAATGCTTTCATCAAACTCTCCGTCTAATTCATAGCCAAGCTTTGCTTGAAGCTCACTAATAATAGACTCTTCTTCTGGTTCTGCAGATTCGGTGTCTTGAACATTTTGTGTTTCTTCT